GTATTGGTCAGCAAGGGTATGTGAGATTTTGACCCGCCCCCCCTTATGACGTAGGGGGTTTGTTGCCTCTGCGACTATTGCACGATCTATGTGCAGCAATCAGTGGGCTTGATGGATCACCGGGGTAGTAGTGGTCAGCCGTGAACGGGTCATCTAGTCGCTTGCCTTGTCCACATAACCAACAGACAGTAGCTGTATCTCGTACCTGTTTAGCTTGCTTGGCGTAACCACCCTTGTAGTGCGGTCTAGTGGCGTTCCTAGTGGCATTGGCTATCTGTTGGCAGTTATCGCAGAGTGACGGATTCCGATGCAGTGCCTTGCACTTTAAGCATGGTTTGTTAAATGCCATTTGTTCTTTGGATTACTTTGCCATTGGTGTAACTGCGGTATTGGTCTAGGCTTCCGCGTGTGTTGGGGTCGTGCATACTTGCTGCTTCCATTGCTCGCATTGCAGATAGATCGTGATTCTTATTCCAACCCACTAAGTATTGCTTGTCTACTAATGCGCCTATTGCTAGTTCTGCGCCTGATCCTATTGCCCAGTAAGGACTGGCTGTTAGAACGCTTAGGTTCTCGCTGATCAGGAATGCTTTGCCATGCGTTACAAGTATGGCTTCTGCTTCAATGTCATCATCCTTAACCTTGTTCTCAATCAACGGCATCACCTTAGTAATCAACCACTTCATCCAGTTGCTTGACTTAACTACATCTAGTGGTGGCTTAGGGTATTCGATTGAATACTGCAACTGATCGCAGACTCTTGCGCTACCTGCTACACCGATAAGCCATGTGTCCTGCTGAACGATCTTGTGCATGTCAGGGTGAATAAGGTTTGATGTTATGCCTTGGTCTGCCGTTAGCGTGGCAAAGTTGTTGCCCGTTGTAGTCACTATCGTGGTCATAGCAGCTGGCCTTCAATCTGTTCTTGCGCGTGCTTGATTCTAGCCGTTGCAATCTCTAGGTAGTCTGCGCTTTGGTCGATGCCAATGAAACTAAAGTGTTCGAGAACTGCCGCCTTACCTGTTGAGCCTGAACCCATAAACGGGTCTAGGACTACGCCGTTAGGTGGCGTAATCATTCGCACTAAGTAACGCATCAGATCAGTTGGCTTAACTGTTGGGTGATGGTTAGCGCGTGTGGGATTGACATAAGTACGGTCTGGGCATTCACAACCTTGCAAGGTAGATGCACCACAGGTTGCACAGGTACGAGCTAGACCGTTGCCCTTAGTTCCTACTTCCTTACCTGCAAAGTCATCAAGTCCTTCATTGCGATCTTTCTTACTAGCCTTAGCGCAATAGAAGAATCTAGCCCAATCCTCATCTAATCCATCGTGTATAAAATTTGCAGGCCAGCGACCTTGATCTGCTCTTTCTTTCGCTGCTCTGTTTAATTCATCTATTTTGTTTTGGTCAGACATCCACGGTCTTGACCATCCTTCATCAGAAACATCTTTACGCTTAAACGCATCACCCTTTAATGCTTTTTCTTTATCGCTTAAAGATTCGTATTCAACCCTTGACCTGTCAATGTTCAACGCGCCAGTGCCGTGAATGATGACGTTAGTTGCAACTGTTCCTATCAACGGCTTACGAGCTAGGACTATTGGCTCATGTGCAGGCTTTAGTGCTGTTCCCCAACCTTCCCATTGCTTTGCTTTGTCTGTTGCTGGTGCAGTTATGTTTACTAAACCAGTTTGTGAACCAGCTGTAAAATTTCCACCTTGCATCCCAACGTTTGTTGTCACGCTACCAACAACTTCACGCTCAACGCCTGCTTGCTTATCTATCGCTTTACTTACATCCATAGACTTTGGAAAGCCTGAACCATAGACCCACATAATCTGGTCGCGTATCTCAAAGCCTGCATCCTCAATCGCGCAAGCCATGCGGTGATAAGTGCGTGAACCACTAAAGGCAAGTAGGTGACCGCCGGGCTTGAGGACTCGCAACGCTTCATCCCACATCTTTACGCTGTATGCAATACCAGTTGAGTCCCAAGACTTACCCATAAAGCCAAGCTCATAAGGTGGGTCGGTAACAATCGAGTCCACGCTGTTAGGTGGAAGTTGGCGCATCTGCTCAATGCAATCGCCGTTACGCAGGTCAATCATAATTTAATTCCATCTGTTAGGTGTAAGCCGTATCTAACTAAGTCAGCTGCGCTTTGTAAGCCTGCTAAGTATTCAAGGGTTATAGATTTATCACCCATCAAGTGATAGGCAACCATTGCTTCAAGTTCTGCTTCTATCACTGATGCTATTGCGTTGCGTGTAATCCCCACGCTAAGGCTCATTCGTTTAACTGATGCTTCTAGTTTGTCTATGTCTGCTTCTGGTTTGTTCTTTAACGCTGAACGCACTAAGTCATTGTGAATAGTCACGCCTACGGTGTCAGTCCAGTTCATGGAACTTAGTCTATTCATCCCAACTGTTCTTAAGCCAGCCTTCAGTTTTACCTTGTGTCGGGTTTTGAGTAATAAACGTATGACATGGCCTGCATAGTAACGCTAGGTTTTCCCTGTCTATAATGCTTCCACCTCTAGCCCTTGTCTTGATCTCGTGTACGTCTGTTGCATAAGCCACAGCGCAACGCTGACAAGGTGGGAAGTCCCGTAGCAACTCTTTGACTAACTTACGCCGTTGAGTTGCGTACAGGCTTTCCATCTTCTTAGAACGTGGTCGTATTGGCTTAGTCATTGAACGGTAAGTCCCTGACCTTGCTAATACAGTGCTGCTTCATTACTTGCATTGCTACATGAAGTGCTGGCTTTTGGTCTGTAATCTTGATAGCTTCTAGGGCTTCAATGATTGTGTCCCGGTAAGCCAGCAGGCTTTTGTTACGGTAGCAACTAGGGCATAACTCGTACTGACGTTGTAGCTCATAGACTGACCACCAGCCCTCTGTTTGCTTAGATTCACGTCTGCAAACGTGGCATTTACTTTTCATCGGTAAATGGCCTGTTTAGTTCTTCCGTATACTGCCATTCACGATCAAGAGCTGCAAAGATAGGTGTACCTGTTGCGTTGTCAGCATTTACTAAACGCATCATCTCGTCATAATCGTAAACATAGTGCTTCATTGCTAACTTGTACCCGGCAAGGAATGTTAAAACCGTCACGGATACCACTGAAAGAATTAAGGCGATAATCATAACCAAGGGTCACTTTCTGGTGCTGTTACTTTTGCTTTGGATGCTTTTACTACTGCTGCAATTTCGTCAGCTGTAATCTCAACGGTTGTACGCTCAACGCCGTTCTTGTCCTCGTACTTTGTGACTTTGCACTTACCGACTACTAGGATCGGCTGACCTTTCTTAAAGGTGTCAGCTGCTGCATCTGCTAGACCACGCCATAGAACTATGTCGAAGTAGCTTGTTTCGCCGTCAGTCCATGTGCCGTCTTGATTCTTACGGCGTTCGTTGCATGCAATGCGCATCTTGCAACGGCTTACGCCTGACTGGGTAACTTGGAAGTCTGGCTCAAAGACCAAGTTCCCGGTTGCTGTGATTGTTGGTAGTGCCATTAGATTGCTCCTGCTTCTCTTAATCGCTCACGGTATGTGCGCGAATTCTTTGCTTGATTTGTTTCTTGTTGAATAGAGTGTTTGTATTCTTCGTCTATCCGTATTGGTGTGATGCCAAAGAACCTGCGTAAAGCTACACGTTCCTTGTCTGATGTTCCTGCCCACCAACCCTCGACCTTTACCTTTAACGAATAGTTAAGGCAAGCATCAAAGATCGGACACCGTAGGCAAGTCTTTTTGAGTAAGTCCTCAACTTTTGGACTTATGTTATTGGTTGGAAAAAATAGCTCAGGGTCTAGTCCTATGCAGGCTGCGCCGTCTGTGTTAAACATCCTGCACCTCGCTTGCAATGATCTGACAACCAATACGATCTGTGGCGTATTGCTTAGATGCGCTCACAGCTATCACTAGGGCATCGTCTGTGTATAGTCCACCCGTAGTCAAACCATCAAAGGTTGAACGAATCAACTTATCTAGATCAGGCTTAACACTGGGCCACTTACGATTGACGGTCTTAGGTTTAGGCAAATGGAACACCAGCGCAATCTCTACCGGGGTAGTTATTGTCCACTGCTCTGCATTAGGCCACTTACTAGCTCGATACTCTTGCGTTTGAGTTGCAACGGCTTCGCGCCAAGGCTTAACTTTTTTGCTTGACTCAACCATTACTACGCGACCATTCTTCACAAAGCCATTCTTAGAACCTTGTGGTGCTGGCTCGCCCTCTATGAAGTAACTAATCACACGCCTATCCAAACTGCGTGAACTGAACCATGTGACTCTTTGCGCTTTGCTGTTGCATAACCCACCTTGCGAATGATGCGAGCCTTAGCAGCTTTGTTCATTACTGCGCCTGATGCGTTGTTCTTGTTCATACCTACGCCACCGGAGGGCAACCCAGTAAGAGCTAGAACATCCTCGCTAGTAAATTCAACCTTGCGACTTGCTAACAATTTGATTGCTTCAAAGGCTTGCTCTGACCAGACTGGTTGTGCATCTAAAGCCAGTTGCATTCCGTATTGTTTTAGGTCACTCATCGTCTACAACCAATCTCAGCTGCGCTACTAAAGCATCGTGCTGTTCTTGTATCTGGCGCGGTAACGATTGCGCGAAAGCCATAATCAACATGCCAAAGAAACCACCTAGCAGGAATAACACTGCTCCTAATACAAAGCTCATGCGCCTAACTCAACTTTCTTGTTGTCAAAGATAAGCCTTAGGTTGCGTTTTTCTGCATCTGTGAACGCTCCACCTTGAATAAGTGGCACTACCTCAGTTAGTTCAATTAGTGAACCAGCGTTACCAATGCGTTCAATCATCTTTTGAGTTGCTGTGCTTAGTTCTTTAGTTGCTTTCGGTGCTGGTTTTGTTTCACCCGGTGCTTCCTTAGCCCATAGATCAAGTGCTACACCAAAGCGCATTGCTGCGTTTCTAATTGCGTTACCGATTGCGCCCTTAGTCATATCGAACTTGTCGCGCCCTTGTGGTTCACCGTAGCCATAACGAGTGACACCGCAGATAGTTAGTTCAATCCATAGACCGCCGTTCGTGTCAAACGCTGGCAGTCCTGCATCCGTAAAAGCCAAAGGCTTCCAAGTCCATAGTGGGTCTACTTGTAGCAAACGATCTGTCACCCAAGCGTGGCTGACGTAATCTAATTGCAAACCGCCAGTTGGCAGCTTCTGAATCTGCTCTTTGGCAAATGGTGCGCGTAACGCATCCTGTTGTTCCTGTTTCATGCTTTGTTCCTGTTCTCTTGAATGTTTTGAAGCTTGCCTACGAGTGTGTAGAAGTCTTGACGGCTCATCTTGGTTGTGTCAAAAGGTTTATCAAGTAGGGCTGACATAAACTCAACCTGATGCGCTGGATGTGTGATGCCTATGTATTCCAGCATCTTTCTAATCTTGTGCTTCTCATCTAGTGATGCGCGTTCCATCCCAAAAGGTACATAGCCCATTAGTTACCACCTAACGCAAACCAAGTGCCTACAAATAAGACGTAACCAATGCCGACAACGGCGATTGCTTGCAATAGTGTGCCAATCATCTTGGCGCGTGGTGTCCAGTTCCAGTTAGTCATTATGCACCTACCTTTGAAAGTTGCGCAGGTGCTGCATCACAATTTAGACATGGTTGTTCAGAGCCAAAATCGCCCCACATAGCTTCATCTTCAAAGCCACATTCATCACACTTTACGTTTACTTGCTTTGGCATTTTTATCATTGCTTTGTTTCCTTTGTCCTAGAACCTTGCGGTTCGCTTATGTGTATTACATTACTAGATAAAGCATATTTTGTGTGCGTTTCCAGGTAACTTTTTTATAACGTGCCATTCGTACATTTGTTCTAATTTGTGTACGCAAAAACCCTTAAGAATCGGCGTTTTTCTAGTTTGTCCTTTGAAACTTTGCCAGACTTGCTGAGTTTGTAGCGTTCATCTGGGGTCATTCCACCCCACATGCCCCACTTCTCGTCTAAGCCAATCTCTAGGCAGAAGCCCACAACGGGGCATTCCTCGCAAAGTCTTTTGGCTATCGCAAATAGATGTGGTTCGTCATTCTCTGGAAAGCAAGTGTCAGGGTGGGCATCTCTACAAGCTGCGGAATACATCCATGAATCCGGGGCAGTGCAGATTAGGCACATACCTGAATCTAGCCACGCTTCATGGTCACAATCTTTGAGCATCCATCCATTATGGTCGCTTAAGTCCTAGTTCCACTAATTTGGCTCGCACATCATCTGGCATACCTTGCGACTTAGGACTTGTTCCAATAGCTCGCACGTTGTCTATTTCGTGCTGGCGTGATCTATGAGCAGTCCACATTGCGTTCAGGTGTGCCGGCATTAAAGTTTCTGTTGCTGATTTGTAGTGCTTGCCAACTGCATCACGCGCAAACTCAAAGTCCATAGTTTCGCTTAGTGCTAATGACCAGCCTTCGACTTTTGCCCTAAACGCTGATTCGTCAGCTGCACCAAGCCGGGCATCTATCGCCATTGCAACTGCTAACACTTTGCCTACGTCTGCTTTGTTCATTGTTCTAGTTCCTTTGTTTCGTTCTCTAGGTTCTTGAGCCAGTCCATTGTCTTAGTGAACTTACTTTGCTTAGTGTTGCGCTGTGCTGCCAGTCGCAGTTGATCGTATTGCTTGCGCAACTTACCCGGACTCATAATGTTGCCACGCCAAAAGTCGTCAGCCTGACACCACTCGATAGCTTTGGTAATCTGTTCCCAACTGCGTTCATCAATCCTGTTAAGTCGTTCCATGTCACTTAGCCACTTATCACTAACCTCTGGCCTGCGTGAGCCGTTGTCTGCAATCAAGTCAGCTAGCAAATTGCAAGCCTGAATAACCTCGTTGTCGTAGACACGAGTATTTAAGGATGATTCTAAGGATGGTTCATGGATGGTTAGGGTGAACCCTGCTTCACCCCGTTGCGTAGTGGGCTTCACCCCGTCAGTGCGCTGTGCTTCACCCCGTTCTGCATCCTGCTTCACCCGGTGCTTAGTTGAGCCGTCACATTGTTTAGGGCAACGCACAAGAATTTCGTAACGGTTGGGTCTGCGATCACCACGAGTATCAGCATTGCCACCTTTATTAACGTGGCACACAATTTCACCCATGTTGATTAGCTTCTGAATGCACGTTTGAACTGAACGCTCACTAATGTTGGCGTATTTTGCAAGCGTTGTTATTGACGGCCACGCTCCACCATCGCCGTCATGGTTTGCGATACCAAGTAGAACTAATTTGTCCGAGCCACTAGCTCGTGAATGATGCAGACATGCTGCAATGGATTCGATACTCAAGGGGTATCAAAGATAGACTTGTGCATTAAGCACCTCCTACTAGGTGTTTGAATAGGCTCACGTTGTCGAAATGGCGTGAGCCTATTCCTATTCTACTACTAAAGGTTTTCTTGAAACTCGACCTTAGACCATTTAAGCCGCAAGGCTTCCGCTACTGCTTGACGTTCAATCTCTGGTAGGTTGGCGATCTCGTCAAGGCTAACTTCTACCATTTCAGAACCGCACAGGAACTCTAGAACTGCAACTATTACTAGCTGATGTTCGTCAAACTCTGGCTCATCTATGTTGTCTATAACTTCCCAGACCTTAGCCCAATCAACCGGAGTAACTGCATCGTGATTCTGAAACAGTTTGTGGTCTGCCATCCAAGTTGTTTGCACCAACTGTTCTGATGGTGTTCTCATTGCTTTGCTCCTGTCATTAGTTCTATTGCTGATCTGATCACTTGACTTACATTGGCGTTGTGTTGATGCGCCCATTGTCTAACTGCAAGCATCTGTTCATTGTTAAGCCGCAATGCAATTAGATTTTCTTTTGTTTCTTTTTGTTCGTCAGCCATTGCTAACCCTTTCAATAGTCTTTGTATGACACTAAAGGAACTGTCTAACAATCGCAAATAGGCAAAGTAAATGCCACCCGACAAAGCATAAGCAGGTGGCATCTACGGTCTAGGGATCGCCTAGAGCTGCGCAAGTTTGCCCAGTCTAGCGCGTAAGTGTGCCAAATACACAATCGCATCATCTAGTTCTTCCAGCGTTTCTAAAACGATTTGTTCGCCTGATTTAGTTTCAATGCTTTGTTCAGTACCCCGGCTGTATTGCTCGTCACCTGTACCCATGATCCGTGAGCGCAAAGACTCAACGCACCGCGTAACTTGGTCAGCTAGTTCTTCACTTGTCATGGACTAACCGCACTTCACTGCATAAGCGACATGTTTCATAATCGCCCTCTGTTGATTTGACGTATAGCCAATCGTGGCTACAAGATTTTGGCATCATCCCACCTACCGTTTCCTACTGTTAGTGTCAGCATCCCTGCTGGTGCTGCTTGCCCTGATGAGTTCTCAAACCAAGTTGAGCCACCGTCTAGTGCTGGTGCTTGCATCCAAGTCTTGCGCCCTGACTGTTCAATTCGCAAGTGGTGATAATGACCAGTCAATAGCAACGTAGCTTCGCCAATGTCTTGTTGCCCGTGTGCCATATTCTTCCACCAATCAACAGCCTTGCCCCGGCACTGATGACCATGAGCAAGACCAACAACTGTGCCAGCCATGTCTAGCGTGACTGTGAGTGTGTCGTATTTAGGGAACACAAAACTAACGTGCTTGTAATCGGGGTGATCTTCAAGCGCATCAGCTACGGCAGAAGCTGCATCTAGTGCAAACGAATCCGTGTAAGTAGTTGCCATTGAGTTTCCAACGCGCACTGCTTCATCGTGATTACCGGGAACACAAGGAACAATCAGGCGGTCAGCAAGTGGCGCAAATGTTTTAACCATGTGCAAAAGCAAACGGCGATAGACACGAATCTGTGAAGTTAGGTCTAGGTCTGTACGCCAGATGTGCTTGCCACCTTGTGAGTTCATGCCCTCGATACAGTCACCGAGAGTTGGTAAGTAGATAGTTCCAATGTCGCGCCCTGCCTTGCGTAGCTCTTTGAGTCTGGCAACCGCTAAATCTGTTTTGTGTAATACATTCTTGATGATTTCCTCAGAACCACCACCGTCAATCTTTCCAACTTGGGTGTCTGCAAGTACCACAACATAGGCTAAAGAGCCTGAGCGTGGCTCTGTGGGCTTCCTAGAGGTACTGCTTGGCTTCCACTTCCCTACTATTTCCAGTAGGTCATCTATGGGAACGTAATTTGTTCCACCATGCGGAACGAACGTAGCCCTAAATGACTCCAGCCATTCACCATCCCAACGCTGCCACTTGCTACGGCGTAAACCTGTGATGCGCCACTTGGCAGGGTCTAGCTCGAACTCAGCTAGTAACTCAGCGTGATCGGGTTCATCGCCTGCTGGTCTAGGTACTGACCTTAGAACGCCACCGCTTGAGTCGTACTCAATGCCGGGTTCAAAGCCCTTGGGTATTTCTTTAGCAACGCGCTTGCGCTGTTCATCATCGCCTAGCTTTGAAAGATCATCTGCAAGACTCATTTACAAACACAACCTGTATCTTTAACGCCCCTAGCCCTGTGCCTGTTAATGGTTTGACGGCTTACGGGGTAGCCATTTTTAGTTAGGACTCTTGCAAGGCTTGTTGCTGAGTTCTCTAAATCGTCTATTGCTTTGCTTAGTGCTTGTGATTCTTTGGCTGGTAACTTTTTTAAGATGCGACTAATACCGCATTCGTAACTGCTTTTGCCAACAGTTTCTAGATCGTCAAGTAAGGCCATTGTGACCACCTTTCGTCTAGATAAGTCTAGAGCGCAGGTACGTCAGGTAGTTGGTTTCTTGGCGCGTGTCGGTTTAGTAACAAGTTCCTCGATTGAGTTAAGGCGATAGTCAAGTTCACCAATACGAGCTTCAATGCGATTAACTGTGTGCGCTATATCTGGGAGCGACTTGCCACCATTTGCCGTTGGGCTAATTGGGTAAGTGGCTAAATCTATGTACGCCTTAATGGGCTTAACGATTCCCCACTTGATAGCCATACCCACAAGTATTGCAATCGCGGTTAAAGCTCCTGCGTATTGCCCTATTTCAATTAGTCCCATTACGGTTGCCACCACTTAAATTGACGTTCATCTGAATAACACTTACCGCCTACAACTTTATACTGCGCCACGATTGGGTAAGTAGTTTTGGACTCCCACCACATAGTGCCTTGCCAGTCTTTAGTTGTTTCGTCTGTAAATGAAAAGGTGGTTGTGCCAGTGGTGTCGCGCTTACCGTCAGGAAGCAACCGGGCTAAACGCAACTTGACGTACTTAGGTCGCTTCTCGCAGTTAATGTGCAGCTGAACAAAGAATAAAGAACGCTCACCGCCAAGAACAAATGGGTCACAGTTCTTAAACGTCTGCCACTTACCCGTAACGCTTTGATTGGATTCAACCTTGCACAGCCCAGACTTTTTAGCCATAGGAACTAGATAAGGTTCAACCGCTTCAGCGTGAACTTGTGACGTAAAGACTAAAGATAAAGCGATAGCGCAGGCTGCTAATCGCCTACGCATTACTTCGCTAAGATCGCAGCTGGGTCAATGTCTTTGCCGGCTGACCAACGGATGTTGTCGCGCATTTCAAAGTGAAGATGCGGCCCGGAAGAATTGCCTGTGTTACCTGACTCAGCAATGTGCTGACCCTTGGTGACCTTATCGCCAGCCTTAACAATCGCTTTAGAAAGATGCGCGTAGATTACCCAACCGCCATCAACTTTTTGAACTAACGCTGTGCCGTATGCCTTGCCCCAAGATGCGTTTTCAATCTTGCCGTCAGCTACTGCAACAATGTCTGTTCCCTGCGGAACGGCGAAGTCTACGCCTGTGTGATAACCCTTTGACCACATCTTGCCTTTTTTGCCGTATGCGGTTGTAATCTTTCCGCCGTTAATTGGTAAGCCCATTGTTAATCCTCATCATCTTGTCTTAAAGGCAATGTTACCAGCCAGACAAATGCACCAATAAGAATGATGTAACCCGTAACTGTGCGAGCTGAACCAGTCAATGTTGCATAAGCAATTAACAAGCCTACGAATGTGTAAGTTTCACCAGTAATCTCACGCAGGTATTTCTTTAACCACTTCATTTTATTTTCCTAACTTGAGCTACCTGCGTTACAACGACTGCTGCAACTACTGTGTTCTGTGATACTTCACGTTCTTCTTCTGTCATGTCTGCGCCGATACTGACCAATGCTTTAAGTGCCTTAGCAGGGTTCTCTAAGATCGTGGCTAAAACTTCTGCGCCTGAGTCAAAGATTTCTAGAGCATCTGCAACCTCAGCCGACAACACAACACCGTTCTCTAAAGTAACTGGGGTTTCTGGTGGCAAGTCCTCGTAGTCCAGCCCGGCTTCCTGCAAGGCATCAAACGTAATTGGCTCGCCTGCAAACTCCTCAAGCAACGCATCAGCTACAAGTTCGCGTTCATCATCAGTTAGCACACCGTCAGCAAGTGCATCGTCAATAACTTCCTGCGTTAGTTCCTCAAGCGTTGGTTCAATGATCGGCTCAACAGTTGGCTCAGGCTCTGGCACTAAATCTGGCTCTAAATCTGGTGCTATCGGTGTTGGCTCTGTAACAGGCTCAGGAGCAACGTCAGGCACGATTGGTTCAGGTATAGGTTCAACTACTGGTTCAGGCGTTACGATAGGCTCTGGTTCTTGTGTGGCTTCGATTGTGGGTTCTGGCGTTGGCAGTAATGTATCTGTCGGCTCTGGCGTTGGCGTTGCAGTTTGACTAGGTTCAGGCGTTGGCGTTGGCTCTGGGTTCAGGCTTGGTTCAATGCTTGGGACTGGTTCAGGGCTAGGTTCTAGAACTGGAGCTATGCCATTAAACCAACGCAATGGTGAATCGGCTGGCAAGTTGTCCCGTACATAGATCGGGTAGCCGTTACTAAAGCCACCCTCGCAGTAAAGACGGGCTATGTCACCACGACCATTAAAGAACTGGTTAGCATTATCCCAACCAATAGAAAATGTACGCTCTGTGCCGTCATTTCCACCGCAAGTGACTTGAGCTAGTGCCTGTTCAGCATAAGCCGGGGTGGGTGTGACGTACATAAAGCCACCAACTAAGAGCGCAGTTACAGCTAAACGTAACCGCTTCATTTACTTCTTGCCGTTGGCCTTACTAAATGAGTCGTTAATTTCATCTTCATCAAGTTTGCCGTCTGCAATGTAGGCACGCGCTAGACCCTCAAGCACAATAGCCACACCAAGAATCGCAGCCATACTTGCTGACTTCCACAACTCAACACCGATGATCGAACCAGCACCGATTGTTCCCATAACAGATGCCACAACTACTGCGACCATACGAGTAATAATGTCTTTGACTTGCTTGCGCTTCAATGTAACTCCAAAAGATTTAAGCGCAGGGTGTTAGAACAAGTTTACAGTGCAGCCACTTCGTCAGCAGTTAGACCAAGTGCAGCCAACTTAGCAAGTGCAGATTCACGCGCTGCAACTCTGGCTTCTGCTTCTGCTTGTCGTGCTTCTTCTTCTGCTTGCATAACTTCACGTTCAGCAATTTCTTCTGCTGTAAGTGGGCGTTCTGTTACTTCACCTGTTGCAGCATCAAAGATTACTGCTGTTAATGTTTCGCTCATTATGAATTCCTTAATCCGTAAATGCGGAAAGTTCCACTTATTGTGACAGCACTGTTTGGTATGAATTTTATTCCATCAAATGAAGTAGTTGTATCTTGATATCCACTGGTTAGTGCTTGATTTGGAGTTCCGTTATTTTGTACATAAAATCCATGAGAAGTCCAGACCGTTTTGCGAGTCAATTTTGGCCCATACATAGTTAAATCAAAGTTTGTAAATGTTGGATAAGTGCTAGACATAAAAGCCACACGACCCGTAGTTACGCGATTTGCCCCAATGGTTGTGCTTTCTTGATAAAGCCTTTCACTTACAAAATTAGTACTTGTATCCACTCCACCAGCGCGTAAGTAAATTAACATGTCAGTTTCAGTATTGCCTGACATTGCACTCAAATTAAAAATAATTTTGTAATTGTCATAAGTGCTAGTAAATACATTGTCAATGGCAATACTTGCAGCACTTGTAAAACTAACATTTGCTACTTCTGTCAAACCATAAGGTGTCTGCCACGCTGAACCTGTGTAAACCTCGATCTGTGGAATAGATGCAGTACCAGTAACACCAATGTAGGAAGTCATTCCAGTTGTAGGTGTAGGAATAGCAGATGCGCGTGCAGCCGTACCACCAAAGTACATAACGGATTGCTCCATTAGGTATGTGTTCACATCACTAGCCGTAAGGACTTCGCCTGCGGTAAAAGTTTTCTTGCCAGCACCAGCCATTTTGTTTTACTCCTGTGTTGTTTCTAAGTTTAGTGGTTCAACAGATGCAATCTTTGCTTGATAGTTTGCAAATTCTTCATCAGTCATTTCACGAACTTCATCATTTATTTGAATCAAAGGTTTCATTATGCGTTCCTATATCCGTAAACGTAAATTGTTCCACCAGTTAAAGTTGCTCCGCCAGACGGAGTTAAGGTGAAAGCGGTGAATGATGTATTACTATCCTGCACTCCACCTGTTGCTCCGTAAACTGAGCCACTCATCAAAGAACCGTTTATATAAGTTCTTTTCGATAAAAATGGGTTAATTACATCTAAATTTAATCCGATGTAATTTGCCGTGATAAACCCTGCTTGTCCAAAACTTGACCCATTGTTTGTATTACCAAGATTGGCCGCACCACTTCCAAAAACTACGCCAGAATATCCACCATAATAAGCAGTAGATGTTGAACCAAGTTGTAATGTTAAAAAAGCATCTGTGCTTCCAACACCACTCGCAACCATAATTTTGTAGTTTAGATAAGTTGCATTGAAAGCATCAGTTACATTTACCGTTGAAACACCAGTTCCAATAGTCTGTGTCTTGAGTAAAACTAAACCAGCGCGACCAGCACCATTAAGCAAGTAATCTTCAACGGCTTCAATCGCATCATTAGCGTTTGCGTGTTGCGTTGAATGTGAAGGCAGGTTAAGCGAATCATTGGCAGTTGGATTCGTAAAGTTGTCCACACTAGTTGGAAAATTAGTTGGCATTGTTCACCTTAGAAAGCAAGTATGTATCCGAATTCTTCTTGTCCATCGTATCGTACAAGGTCATCATCGTACGAAGCAGTGATCGCATCGTATAACGGTAGCGAGCCACCAAGTCTGCCGTAGATCGGATCATCAAGAACAATAGGGAAGTCCTGAACCGAACCGAAGTCAAACGTGACTGTATGAGTGTCAATGCCAATGGTGTGCTTAATGCCAGTCACTAAGCCGTATCGCTCAATGGCTGGTGGTATTCCGTTAGGGGTAAACACAATCTTGATAACGTCTTGGATTTCAACGGCTAGAAGTTCAGCCTGATCTGCGGTGTTCTTGTCGTGCAAGGTTACGTTCAAGCTACTAAAGCGTAGCTCTGGTTGGTCGTAGCGACCTAGCAGATAGTCAGCCAAAATAAGTGAGTCAGCATCATCAACTAAAAGCAGCCCGTCTAGGGATAAAGTCTGTACGCCATAAATGTCTTGGGATAAAAGGTTGTCAGCTACCTGTGGCGTTCCACCCTCACGAGTAATTACAACGCGGTTGTAAAGGTTCTCTGACCCGTAGATAACGGCAATGTTGTTATAGCCAACCGATTCTGCTCTACCATCGTCAGCAAAGATCAGCGTATCTACAAGCGGTGGAACTGTGATGCGGTCACGGAATGTAAGCGCACCTGACTTAGACATAAACAATGCGCCGGGTTCTGTGGACTCAACCAGTTGCAGGTATTGCAGGGCGTTGCTGTTCTCTGGCACAACGTCTGCTTGCAGGGTTTCTTGTCCGGGATCAATGTCGCGCTCACCAGCAGGCCAAGCTACTTCTGGGCGGTTAATAATTGTTTCAATACGCGCACCAGATAACTGGCTTACGTTTGTAAATAAGTCAATCTGGGTAGCCGATAACTGCAAGAAACCATCCACGCAGCTGATCGAAGCAAACGACTTACCGCCTAGCTCGTAACTTAAATCCCAGTCATCTATGTAGCCAGTGAACTGACGAATGCCGTTGGTTTCAATAACGACTTGCTTTCTAGGCAGAATCTGGGAACGGTACGGGCTGTCCTCGTAGAACGGGTCAAAGGTTCTATCGTCATTGTGCAGGGTAACTGATGCGTTACCTGCGGTGAAGCGGTCTAGCTCCCGTGACTTGCCTCTAGAAATAGAAGCATTAGCGACATAGTTAGTAACATCAACCAGAACATCGCCACCCAAAACGTAATCGCTATCAAGAACGCCCCGAACTGGATCATCAAGCGCAAAGAACGAACCACCTGATGCTGTGAGGTCAAACGCAATGTAGACCTTAGTTTCTGGATTAGACATTTATGCGCTCGCAAATACCGGGCCACTGGTGCGCTCATATCTCTTAATGGCATCCACAATGTCACGACCAATAGAAGCACCGTCTGCGCCCATACCTGCATTCACGTTGATTGTGATCTGGCTTCCTAGCCCACCTGCGTTGCGACCTGACAAAGGCACAACGGCTTCTGGCCCGGCTTCACCAATAAGTGCAAGCGTTGGCCCGGTGACAATGCCACCCTTAGCAAAGGCAGGAACTTCAACGCCAAGAGATGCGGCAAGGGCTTGAATGTCTTTGCGCTCACCAGCACTGATCTTTGTACCCTTTTTGGACTTCTTGCTTCTGGCGTTGGCAATAGCCTGATTGACTTGGTTGATAGCTCCCTGATTTATCAGCGAACCGTCAGCGTTGATAGTAAAGCCAGCAGCAGCGATAGCCGCCTTGACACCATCTACAAGGGCTTGACCTGCGGTAATACCTGCGGTGTAGAACTGTGAAGCAGCCGATTCACCAACGGCATCAGCTACGGATTGGGTGGCACTAACAAGAGTGTTGATTTGATTTACAACAGTTGCGCCACCGGCAATAATTTCATCGGCAATCTTAGTTCCAGCATCTGCGCCTGCGGCTAGTACCTGACTAATGGCAGATTCAGACAGACCCATTGCTAGAAGTTGCTTGACCTTGCTTCCAAAGTCAGCAGCCTTAGCCGCTTGAGCAACTAGGTTTTCAAGGAATGAGCCAGACTCAGCAGTTGCAGCAGCACCAAAATCTATGATGCCAGTAATCGCACCCTTAACTGTGTCTTTGAAGTTTGCGTAAGCATCTTTGGCTTTGGAAAGAATGTCGTTGCTACGAGCTAGTTCATCGCCTAACTTAGCCATTGCTTGTTGCGCTAACTTCCCGGCTTCGCTTAATCCCTTAACAGCAGTAGCCGCCTTAGCAGCCTTGCCTGCTGTGCCAGCCAGTCCAGTATCAGTTTCAGGAACTGCAACGGCAACAGGTGGCACTCGACCTTGCTTAACCCTCTTGATTCCAGCATTGTCTAGTTCATCAGCAGCGCGACTTGCGGCTAGAGCTACGGCGTTGATTGTGACGATTGTGCCTTGCGCAGCCTGTGACATACCCCGGAACGCCTTAGTTCCGTTGCTTTCCATAATGCGAATAGTCTTGTCAGTAGCAGTAGCTTGAATTCTTGTTTCAATTAACTTGCCAATAACAAGGCCAAGACCGACTACTAATAGACCAATTCCTGTACTTGCCAAAGCACCACGAATAGCGGTTGCCAATACTCCAAAACCTGCTGCGCCATACAAGGTTGCAATTCTCATACTTGTCAAAGCAGAAGTTATGGCAGCGATAATTGGTGGCCCAACAGTAAGAGCAACCATAGCAATCTTCATACCGATCAAAGCAAGCACAACATCTTTAATAATTTTGGCAAGACCAGTCATGTTGTTTAGCAGATTAGAAACTTCAACAGCAGCGGCTTTGAAACCACCAGCCAGTCCTTGTTCACTAAATGCCGTAGTTGTGTTTTTAATAGCTGGAAGTAAATCTTTATTTAATGCTGTTACAACATTTAGAACAATAGGCAACAAGGCTTCGCCAAAGCCAGCCTTAGCATCATCCAAGCCTGCCTTTAAGAACTTTAATTGGTTAGCAAGACCGCCAGCAGTACGAGCTACGTCACCTTGCGCTAATGCGCTGTCTTTCATAATTAACGAATAGGCAGCCTGTGTCTTGATAGCTTGTGGCAAAGTGCCTTTAGTGGTTTTAATTAAGCCATCTGCTAAAGCCTGTTCTTTAAGTCTTGCTTCATTAAGAGCAATACCAAAACGCTTTAATGGTTCTGTTTCCCCGGATAGACCAGAGCGCAAAGCTAATAACGCATCTTCAATCGGTACGTTGTTAAAGGAAGCAAGATCAGCAGCCAATGTAACCAAAGCCGTAGACATTTTGGCAGATTCTTGTTCGTTGATTCCAAATGCTCGGAACAAGTTGCCATAAGTTCCAGCAGCTTCTAAAGCAGCTTGACGGCTAACACCTAATGCACTTGCGGTAGTTCTTGACCAGTCTTGAATTGCCTGAGCGTTTTTACCAAAAACTGTGTTTGTCTTAGCAATAGATTCTGAAAGATTAGATGCAGCCAATACCGTAGACTGCAAACCCTTTAC